AGGCACACTAATTCTTGGTGGTGGTGATAGTGGCACTATACAAGACACATTATATCTTTTGAATACTGCTCGTGTCGGAATTGGAGAGTCTGGGCCATCTACAGTATGCCATATCAAAGGACAGAATGATGCACATGCTGGAGTGGGAGTTCTTTTGTTGCAAACAGCGTATGCGTCTGGAACAACAAGAGTTATTCAAACTTTTTATGACGATGGAGGTACTCATTGTGGAGAAATTAGCATTCATAGAACAAACCACACAGCTGCTTATGGCACATCCTCAGATTATAGATTAAAAGAAAATGAAATTGCTATTTCTGATGGACTTACTCGATTAAATCAGTTAAAACCATATAAATTTAATTTTAAATCAAATCCTGAGAAAACAAAATTAGATGGATTTTTTGCACATGAAGTATCAAGTATTGTGCCTGAAGCTGTTGTTGGTGAAAAAGATGCTATGGCGGTAAACCCAGTTACAGGTGAAGAAGAAATAAGCAAACAGCAAATTGACCATTCTAAGCTTGTACCTTTACTTGTAGCTGCAGTACAAGAATTATCAGCTAAGGTAGAAGCATTGGAGAACGCATAATGAATCAAAAATTCGGAAATCTATATGCAAGACTTTTAGCCATATTTGCAGTATGGGTAGCTTTTGCATTTATATTTGAGATAGGGTACTAATGGGTTGGTTTTATACACATTGTGTAATTGCGATAGTCATTCTTATTGCAGATGCTACAGGAAAATTAGAGCCTGCTGTAAAGCAAATAGAGCAGAAGTTGGGAATACCAGTTTATTATGCACCTAACGATTCAGTAGATATGGATATTGATAATCCATATTTTATACAAGAAGATGTAAGCCAGGATACATTTAATATTCAGAGACCAAGAAATGAAGGGTCTGAGCGTAGATAGTCAGATACATATCAGTTTGGCATTGTTAATTAAAGCCGCCATTCTAATCACAGTAGTCGTGGCTTCTTGGTATCAAGCTCAGATGAGATTTGCTAGTATAGAGTCAAGAATGAATGATATGCATGAAGAATTAGTGACAATGACATCAAAGGTACATGCGATGGAGACTAAGCATATAACTGCTTTAGAAGAAGAAAATAGAAGTCTGATGGAAAAATTAGGATTAAAACGTAAATGAAATGGGTAATGAAACTTGGATAGTGAGAAGAGATATGCCACCTAAACAACCAATAGGAGAAAAAAGTGCTTTAAACATTAGTCTCCCTATGTTGATTCAAGCCATAGGATTTATCGCCGCACTCGTTTATGGATATGGGCAATTAAATACTAGATTACAATTTGTAGAACATCAATCAGAAATGAATGATTTAACTATAAAAGAGATGAAGGAATTACAAGATGCTCCTATCCCAAGTGATGTTAGGCAAGACGAAAAATTAAGAGTACTAGAAAAAGAAGTAGATAGACTTAGAGATTTATATCTTAAAGCACAGAGGATTAATAATGGTCATTAGAAGAAGCTCTCAAGGAGAGAATATTCGTATTTATAGAAATACATCACCTGGCGCTACAAAGATTAGAAAGTATTCAGATGGTTCTACTCAAAGTGTAGAATATCCATCATCTTATACATACTTTGTTACTGTTGAAGGTTCAGTTGCTAAAAAGACTAATAGCTTTAAAGTAGCAGAGGAGTTCTATACTGACGAATGTAAAAAGAAATATGATAATGTACATGGTAGGATTACAATAGGTAAACATAAAATGATAGGTAAAGTATGTACTGCAAAGGAAGACTACCCTACATCTTCAAATACTAAGGATGAAATAAAATCATTTTTAGATATTAGAAGTATAAAATATGAATCAGATAATACAAAATCTGAATTATTAGATATTGTTACTAAGTTAAATCCTTATTCAGAGTTGGATTGGTGAGTAAGAAAATAGACATGATAGTTCTTGGATGTAAACTTATAGCTAGTGTTTTAGTAGCTTTTATTCTTAGTGATACAGGTCATAAATTACTACCCTATGTTATAGGATTATTATTAACAATAGTAGGTTTAAAACTAACAAAGAAGGTTTGGGATGATTGAAAGTTACGCAGAATACGGAGCAATAGGTGTTATTGTTTTACTATTTATTGGAATGATTCACTTTTTAAAGACAACATTATTTAATAAATTACAAGAAATTGAAGACATCTCTATAAAGTTAATTGACAGATGGAATAGAAGTGATGAGATTAGAGATAGAAGACATGAAGATTTAATTAAAGAACTAAACGATGTCACAGATGATATTAATTATTTAAAAGGTAAAATAAACGGGAGGTAATATGCCTAAGGTCGGAAGAAAAAAATTCCCTTATACAAAAAAGGGAAAGCAGGCTGCTAAAAGGGCAGCGAAACGTACTGGTAAAACAGTAAAGAAGTCTCGTAAATACTAATATAGGAGTTAATATGAGTGAAATAGTTGGTTTACTTACAGGCAATTATGTAGCAATCTTATCAGCTGTCGGAAGTATAGTTGGTGGGTTTGCCATTTTAGCCTCATTGACACCCAATAAAAGTGACGACAGGATTGTACAGATGATTCTAGATGTTGTCAATTTTCTAGGTGCTAATTTTGGTAAAGCTAAGAACGATAAATAATAAGGAAAGGGCCGATGTTAAAGAAGATAATCGCTCGTCAAGTTCGCAAACATGGAATGGTATCAATCTTAATTTGGATTGGTGACATTGCTGTAAAGCAAACTAAGTCTAAAAAAGATGACGAAATCTGGGCGCAAGTCAAAGAATTATTAGAAAGTTTCTAGCATGCCAAAACAAATCTGGAAAATAGATGAGTTTCATGGTGGAATCAATGATAACGCTGACCCCAGAGATATTCTAAACAACGAGTTGGCTGCCGCTGAAAATGTGGCAGTCAACGAGTTGGGTAAAATAAGAATGCTCGGTGGGGTTGCTGACGTTCATACTGCTCCTACAGATGCAGATTTATCTGCTGGATATGGATTGTTTTCATTTAGCCATGATATGGCTGGAGCTGATGTTACAGGAGAGATAGCGATTGCTCAAACTAATTATCTTGCTTTAAGTGATGTAGAGGCTACTGATGCAGCTGCTTCAGATAGTACTTCGTCAGTTATAGATTTAGCAGCCGCTGGTGGAGCATGGTCTGATGGAGGTTCTAATAATCAAGGATTAACATTTAGCTATGCAGTTAATGGAAAACCTGATTTTTATTATATAGATGGAGCTCTTAGAGTATCGGATGCTGGATTTGATTCATCAGCTGCTCCTAAGTGGTATGGATATGTAGGAGATAATTCTACTGGAACTGCGGCTAATAAAGAAATGATGACTACTGCTTCTACAAGTAAGTCTATTACTAAATTATTCTATGATAGAAATGCTAAAATTGAGAAACCATCACAATCTACATTCGAACCTGCTGAAACACAACCTATACATGCACAATCATATACAGCTGTAGAATCTGAAATAAATGGATTAGATGTTACCTCTGTAGCTAGTGCTACTGATACTGTTGTTCATGGAAATATATCTGGTGGGGGAGTAGATGAAGTAACAAGAGTAATTATAGAAGTAGAAGCTGTTGTAGATACTGATGCATTAAGTTTAGCTGGAGCATGGGATTATGATATTAAAGTTGAAGAAGCTAATGGGGATAGTGAACTAGAAATTACTGATAATACAGGTCAAGGAAATCTTATCAACTACCATAGTTTTGAATATACTAGCAATGTAACAGTTGACCAAAACTGGGTTATTACATTAAAAGTAGATGCTATAGCTAGTGATATTGAGCGTATTAAAGTAAACTCCGTAGAGTTTATTAAATCTACTGGTTCATATGCAGACCATACTGGACTATCTACATCAAAACATAATTTTCATGTTGCATTAAAACAAGCAGGTTCTGGAGTGACTGATGCGTATGGGTGGGCTGAGACATGGGAAATAGGTATTAGTTTAATTTATGATGGTAATCAAGAAAGTCTTATAAGGCAATTGGTAGATGAGTCATCAACAACAGTTACTTCTTTTCCTTTTAGTAATAATGATAGACCTCCAGATATAGCAGTATATTGTCAGTATTCTACAAGTTGGAATCCTAGAATAACTGGTGCTGTTGTTTATATGAAAAGATTGTTGGATAAACAATGGTATCCACAATTAGAATTAGATTTTATAAGAGGAGTGGGGAAAGCTGTCTTTTCTGATAAAGAGAGACCTGTTCAATATAAATCTCTTAGTAGTGCAGATAGTTATATATTTCAATTTTACCAAGAAGATTTGTTAGAACCTCAATTTGCACAAACATATGAATCAAGGACTGGTATTAGCCATGATGAAAAAGCAATATCACATCTTTGGAAAACATCTTGTATTTCAAATAGAAGAGCGTATATAGGCAATCTTAAATCTTCATATGAAGATGGTACAATAAAATATGCTCCAGATACAATGGTAAGAAGTCTTCCTAATAAGTTTGATATATTTCCAATATCTGAAAGTGTAGATGTTGCTATTCATGATGGTGAGGAGATAATTGCCCTTGAAGCATTTAATGATAGAATATTACAATTTAAAGAAAGAACTTTATATATTATAAATGCAGCTCAAGATGTGGAATTTTTAGAAGATAAATTACAGTATAGAGGAGTCTCTCATCCAGCGTCGGTATTTAGGACAGAATCTGGAGTTATCTGGGCTAATGTACATGGATGTTTCTTTTATGATGGAAGAAGAGTTCACGATTTATTAGAGAAAGAGGGGAGGCCTTTAATTAAAGAGTCAACATGGGAAAGTTTTGTAGGAACTCCTATGGTAGGTTATAGTCCAAAAACAAAACAAATAATAGTAGTAGATGATATTTCGTCTAATGAAGATGGTGATGCATATATATATGATATGAAAACTAGAAGTTGGGTTCTAGCTGTTGGTGCTTTTCCAGATACTAATAAATCAAATTTTATTGTTGACTGGAATGGAGATTTAATTTATTCAAGTCATACTGGAACTACTTCTCTTTTAAAAAAGTGGTCAGATAGTGCTACAGCAACTACTCCTAAAATTCATACTAAAGATATAGATTTTGGAACTCCAAGTCAAAAGAAGTCAGTTAAAAAAGTATATATATCATATAAGGGAGATGGTTCTTCAGTTACAGTTTTATATGGAAAAGATGGAGTTGCCCCTGCTTCTAATTTTTATAGAACTGGGGCTGATGGCTCAAGTACAAATGCGACTGATAGTTCAACCCCACTTCATTCAAGTAGCGTAGGTACAGATGATTGGGTATGTGCAGAATTAAAACCAGTAGCAGGTTCTATCACTTGTAATAGTTTTAGAGTAGCAATAGATGGTTCAGCTGGAACTGATTTTGAAATTAACGATATATCTATAGTATATAGACCTAAGTCGGTGAAATAAAGAATTGATTAGCATGAATAGAAATATTAAATTTCGGAAATATAATAAGGTTTAAAATGGCTCGTATATCTCAATACAAAGCTCTCGGTACAAAACTAGGTGGATACAAAGCTACATTATCTAAAGTTCAATCTCAAGAATATGCAAAGGCTCATGCAGATTGGAAGGCTGGAGAGGCAAAATCATTATATGGTGAAATAGGTGGGAGTGTCAGTAATATAATTGGAATTGCACAAGAACGCAAAAGGTTAAAAGATTTAGAACCTTTACCTACTCCAGATAGGCCAGAAGTTAAATTAGAACAGCAGGAAGCGGAGATGATAGGTGACGTAGGTATGGATGAAGAAGCAGGTCTTGGAAGATTTCAAGACTTTGACACAAGCGCTCCAATCCCAGGTCTTGAGTC